ATCAGGCCAACAATATTTTTCAGCAGAGAATACAATTTTATTATCAAAATATTTTTTATATTTTTCATAAAGTAATTTTGGATTTTGTAGAGCAATAACATCGTAACAATCAGAGAAAACAATATATTTGCATTTTCCATCATAATTTTTTAGAAAATTTTGTAAATAAATAATTTTTTTACCACCTCCAGGTCCTTTTGCCATATTACCTCCATTCCATTGATCACCAAAACCAAGTACTTTATAATTATATCCATATAATTCTAATGAATGCTTAATTCTTTTATATCCATCAGTAGGATCTGTACCAACAGTAACAAGTAAGAATGAATCATAAATTTCAGTATAAAATTCTGATTTTTCAGTTTCTGATGTTTCAAATGCATTTGGTTCTGGTTTAATAATCTTTTCTTTTGTTGCATAAGCCATAAAATTATTATTTTGATATTTCAATATATTTGATTTTTCATACATAATTGGTAAGAATTCATCAACAGGTATTATTTTTTGATCATAACCAGATTCCATAAGTTTTCTAGCACCAATATAAGATAACATATATCCAACAGTCCAATAACTAAAATTTGGTTTTACAATATCTTTATTACATTGTTCTTCATTATTATCGAAATTTTTTCTTCCAAAATACAATAGATCAAAATTTCTAGGTACATCTAATTTATCTACAAATGATTCTAGATTTTGATTAAAATCAGCATCATCTTCAATAATTAATACATTATCTTGTTTTTCTTCTACAATTTTTTGCCATATAAAGTAATGTGATAATGCACAGCCGATTTCACCTTTTGTTATAGGTCTAGAGGAATTAGGGTCTCTCCAATCATTATATATTTGTATATTATTTTCTTGATAGAAAGATTTATCTAATTCTTTTCCGTAGATGGCTTCAAATACTATTGTTTTTTTAAGTAAATCAGCATCTTTTAATCTTTTTTTAATTCTTTTTAATTTTTCTGTATCTTTTTTTAAATTAATAACATAAATAACATCAATTTTCATTTATTATAAGTATAATATAAATTTTAAGTTAATTTAACGATTTAAAAATAAATGCATAATAATATTAAATGTCTAACTATTATGAAATATTGCAAATAAATAAGAATGCAAGTAAATCGGAGATAAAGAAAGCATATCATAAGCTATCAAAAAAATATCATCCAGATAAGAACAAAGAGTCAAATGCAAAAGTAATTTTCCAACAAGTGAATGAGGCATATCAGGTCTTATCTGATGATAAGAAAAAGAAAATTTATGATAAATTTGGGAAGCAAGGATTAGAATCGATGGGTAATAGCAATTCCCCAGATCCGATGAATTTCCCATTTCATGTATTTAATAATATTCACAATATGAACGGTGGTATGGGCGGTGATTTTGAAATTCCTGGTTTCGGTCGAGTTAGATTTCAAAATAGCGGACCTCGTAAACCAAAATCTCCTGTATTACAAGTTCAAGTTGGTATTACATTAGAAGAAGCATTTAATGGTGTATCAAAAGATATTTCTGTAGATAGAAAAATATTTAATGAAGCAAGTGATAAAGTAGAAAACAAACCAATTAAATTTAAGATTCAAATACCATCAGGTGCTCCTAATAAAACACAACAAGTTTTAAAAGGAAAAGGTCATCAATATAAAAATCATGTTCCGGGAGATTTAGTAATATTAATTTATCATTTACCTCATTCATTATTTAAATATAATAATAATAATTTAGTTTTAGAAAAAACAATAAGTATTGCTGAAGCAATATTAGGATTTAATTTTAGTTTTACAGATTTATCAGGAAAAGAAGTAATAATAAGTGAAAATGGTAATATAGAACACGAGCAAATAAAAGTAGCAGAAAATGTAGGATATATAAAAAACAAGGTAAGAACACCTTTAATAATACAATATAACATTAGATATCCAAAATCATTAGATGATAAAGAGAAAAAATTATTAAAAAAGATATTTGGATATACAACAATTGATGGAAATGGAATAAAAACAGTAAAAGTAGATCACTTTAATGATCAGAGAGGTGGTCAACCTGAATGTGTACAACAATAATATTATTTAAAAATTTATGAATATAATTTTTTATATGAGAGATTCACTAGAAGAATTAAAGTTTAATGTAGATACTATGTTGTATCTTAAAAATTTAAAATGGAGTAATACAAAAATGATGGAATATTTTGTAAATAAATTAAATTATCCATCAGCTTTAGTTACAGTTTTATTAAATACAAAATTATCTTTTTTAAATAGTGTTTTAAAACGTTTAGATTTATATGTAGAATTAGGTTTATCAAACAAAGATGTAAAATTGCATATGTGTAAATATAATAATTTGCAACCATTAGTAAATTATTTATTAGATACAACTACAGAAGAAGAAACACCTGTAGTTGTAAAGGAAACAGAAGTAAAAGTAGTTAAAAAAGAAGTTGATAAAAAAGAATTAAGTAAAGAAACTTCTGATGTTGTTGTAAAAGAAGAAGAAGAGGATGAAGAGGAAGAAGAAGATTTAGAAGTAGATGCATTAGATGATGGTGTAGAAGAAGAAGATGATGAAGAAGAAGCAAATTTATTTGATGAATTTTTAAAAGATCATGTAGATCAAACAAACGATGAGAGTGATAAAATGAAAAGTAGTCAAGTATATAGTAAATTTAAATCATGGTATTCATCCCAATATGATGAAGATGTACCAAGTAAAGCTGAATTAAAATCATTTTTAAATGAAAAATTTGGAAAATCAGTTAAGAGTACATGGACGGGTGTATCATTAAAATAATTTATAAATTATTTAATATGTATAAAATATTAAATAATTCAAAACAATATTCAGGAAATAATACAACATTAAATAGATTATCAAGATTATTAAACTTAGAATTAGTAAATAATTTAAGTAAAAAAATGATAGGAATTCATGCATATAAATTTGGAAAATTAGTAATAAATAATAATATAGAATTTATATTAATAATAGGAGGTACAGATATAAATATAGATATAAATAACATTAATAAAAATAAAATAATATTAGAAACATGTAAACAAGCTAAATATATAGTTGCATTTAATAATATAATAAAACAAAAATTATTAAATCATGAAATAGTAAATAAAAAAATTAAGATAATACCTCAATCTATTGAATACATAAAACCAATTTTTTTTGATATAAAGTATTTATTAAAAAATAAATTTAACAAAAAAAAAATAAATAAATTTTTCATATGTTTAGGTAATATTAGACCAGTAAAAGATCCTATGTATTTGAAGCAAATATTTGATATACTTTATAAAAAAAGTATTTATTTGATATTCATTGGGAATATACTTTCAGGAGATTATTCATTTACGAAAGGTATGATTCATATAGGTCCTTTAGAGCATAAATATATTTTATCTTGCTTAGAACAATCAAATGGTTTAATAAATACATCGATATCTGAAGGAATGTCAATATCAATATTAGAATCTATGATACACAAATGTCCTGTCTATTGTAGAAATAACGAATCAAATTCTGATATTATAAAACACAATTTTAATGGTTTTTTATTTAATTCTCCAAAAGAATTTTTAGATTTAATAGAATTAGATACAAGTAATATTATAGAAAACGGTTATAAATATGTGTTAAAATATCATAATTCTTTAGATGAAAAAAGAAGATATTCATTATTATTATAATTTAACAACTCTAAAACCAGTAAATTGGAATCTACAATCAGGCATCTGTGCATTTCTATATCTAGAATTAATTAATATTGAAGGACATGCCCAAGAACCACCTCTTAAAATTTTTTTAAATCCAAAGAATGGATAACTAAATTCTCTATAAACTGGATCTATTTTAAATCCATCATATGGATATAAAGGTTCTTGACACCATTCCCAAACATTTCCAAATAATTGAGATACTCCTTTATTATTATTACCATTTTCATATTCATTAACATTACAAATATTTCCTGTATAATTTAAATTACAATTATTATCTATAAATTCATCACCCCAAGGATATTTTGTTTTTCCACCATTAGTACTAATAAATTCCCATTCACTTTCTGTAGGTAATCTACATCCAAGCCATTTTGCAATAGCTTCTGCTTCAAAATATGATATATGACAAGCAGGTAAATTATTTTGAATTTTTCTAATATTTTTATGATCTTTTACAAAATAATTATTATTATTTTTAGACCAATAGAATGGCAATTCAATATTATTTTGTTGAATCCATCTCCAACCATTTTTACTCCAATAAGATTTATTTTGATATCCTCTAGATTCTATAAATTGCTTTACAATTTTTTCTGTTACGCAATATTTTGATACTTTAAAATCGTTAATAGTAACTTCAAATTGAGGCATTTCATTATCAAAAGATATTAAATTTTCACCTTCAAATGTACCTTGTTTAAATTTACCTCCTTTAATATCTATAAATTTAAAATTAATATTTTCTTGCGTGTAATCATAGTTAATATCAAATATAGAATGAAAACCTAATAATTTTTTAGTAAAAATAAGTGATTCACAATGCATGTGGTTATGCAAAATAGTTAATAAAAGTAAGTAAGAATTAATTTCATTTAATTCAAAATTTTTAATAATCGATAGTAATTTATTATAAATGTATTTTACATACTTTATCATAAAAGCTTTTGTGTATTTTTTGAATTTAAATCTATATTCTCTACTAGTAATAAAAGAATCATAAATATCTCCATTTTCAATATAAAATTTATAATTTTTTTCTATATATCTAAAACAATGGAATTCAAAGAAATAACAAAAATGTCCAACTTCCCAAATTAATGGATTAGTTCCTTGACCTTTAGTAATTCCAGAACTTTCACTACCAATACCAATATGTTGATCAGATTCATAACCTGTAATATTTTGTTGATTAAAGTATTTAATTAATTTATTATTAAGAGTGAATAGAGAATTAATATAATGAATAAATTTTTTTTTTGTGATAATAATTTTTTTAGAAGATAATTTTTTAAGAATACAATTAAAATCTATATTTAATGACATAATAAATTTATAATGTATTATAAATTTAAGTAATAATCTATTTATTGATAATTATTTACAATATTCTTTGAATATTAATAGATAATAGATTATTTACAGATACCTATGGATAGAATATCATAGATATTCAATTGATTTCTTAAGAAATCTATCAATTGATAAATTACTTTGTAATTTATCTACATCCTTCTGGAAATGCAAAATCAAAATATGGTAATAATAACTTATCTTTATATTTTTCTTGATTGTCTTTAATTTGTTTAATTATAAAATCTCTATTAGTTGATTTATTATTTGATTTATTATTAATTTCTGTAGAATATACAGTTGGTTGATCATTAATAGTTTTCATAACAGTTGCTAGTGTAGCAAGATTAGCTTCAATTGATCCACATCTTGCATACAAAAGTTTTTTAAGACCGTCATAGCCAATAGATCCTGATATTTTCATAACTTGTGAAAATTTTTCAGGAGGAATATAAATTTTTACATATGTATAAAAAAAATCATAATGGTGTGCAGGGACACAATGTTCTACGTATTCATCTTTTAATTCTAAATGATGGAAATAATCTGTATCTTTTCCATACCAAATGCATAGACCATTTTCTTGATTTACAATTATTTCAGGTTTTCCGTAAACTTTAACTAATTCATCATAATACTTTTTTGGCTCATTATGACGCCAATTTGATAATGGTGATTCTATTTCTTGATTACCTCCAAATTGATTTAAGTTAAATACTTTCATCTTTCTTTTCTTTTTCTTAGACTTTGGTAAAGGATTTGGACCTCCCATATATTATATATATATATAATTTTTATTTACTCGATGAGTTATAACGATTAAGTCGTTATCGACAAATATTCTTTAAATATTAATTGATAAATACTCTTTAGAGTATTAATTGATAGATTTCTTAAGTCGATACGACTTGTTCGTATAACTCACAGAGAAATCAATCAATTGATAAATTACTTTGTAATTTATCTACATCCATTTGGAAATGCTAAATCATAATATGGTTGTTTAAATTTTTTCTTATATTTTTTTTGATTTTTTAATAAGTTTTTTTTTACATATTTATTATTTTTTTTAAATGATGCATATCTATTTTTTATTTGATAAACATAATTTGGATCTTTACTATTTAGAACTAAAAATACAGAAGCAATAGTAGCCATATTTGCTTCAAAAGATGCACATCTAGCATATAACAATTTTTGTAAACCATCATAACTTACAGATCCGGAAACAGCAAGAACTTGTTTTATTTTATCAGGAGGTACATATACTTTAACATATGAATATAAAAAATCATGATGATTTGCAGGAACACAATGTGCAACATACTGATCTTTTAATTCAATAGAGTAATGAATATCACCATCTTTTTGATTTACATACCAAATACAAATTCCTTTTTTTTTATTAATTAATATATCCGGTTTTCCATATTTTTTTACTATTTTTTTAAACATAAAAACAGGACCTTCTTTTACTTTTTTACCTTTTTTATATTCATATCCTTCCTGATGCATCCAATTTGATAATTCATTAACATTTGCTTTATAATTTATCAAACTAAATGTATTTTTTGAAGTATATCCTTCTATTCTACTATTTTTACAATCAGCATCTTTTTTGCATTTTTTCCCTTTATTAGTGTTTGAACATTGTTCGCATTTATTACCATTACAACATCCCATATATAATATCTTATAAATTTTTAATATATTTTAATACTTTTTCTCTTAAAAATAAATTTTTATTGATTTCATTTTTTATATTATTACATTTTTCTAATGATTCTGCTTTAAACATAAATAATCTAGAAAGATCTTGTCTTTGATAATTACTTTTAATATCATCCCATCTAATATTTTTAACATTATTATTTTTAAGTATATCTTCTATTTCATCTTTATTAATTAGCTTTGGGTTTATATTACAATTTACAAAATAAGGACATAAATAAAATTTTTCTTTTTTTACATTAAAAGAATAATTTTTATTGTCTATTAATTTTGATAAATTAATTAAAAAATTATCATCAAAAATATAAAAATCTCCATTTAATCTTAAATGACCTTCAATTATAATATCATCAATTAATTCAATATTAATTGGTCCTGTATAAAATTTTAATATTTGTTCTAGAAAATTAATAATTTTTTGATTTAATTTATAATCAGGAAGATAAGTATGGTATTCAAAAGTACCGTTTATTGATTGTTTAGATTCCATGGAATAATAATTTATTATCTTCCCATTTTTAAAAATAATATCAATAGTGTAATTTTTACCAGATAGATATGGCATCCAAAAAAATCCATCTTTTTGATTCTCTAAGTATTCAGATTTATTTTTAATTATTTTAAAACCTTTACTCATTCCATACAAATTAATAATAGGTTTAATAATTATAGGGTATTTTTTAGGAAGAGTACCTATAGGACCACATTCAACATTTTGTAATTTAATTAAATTTAATTTATTATATATAAAATTAAATTTAGGTAAAAATTCCCAAGCATCAATATCATTACACAGTATATTTTTAATATTTAGTCTAATACATTTTTGAAAAATATTTTCATAATAATTCATTATTATTATAAAAATAATATTTTTTAATAAATTAAACAAATATATTATTTTTTAACTTTAGTTTTAGTTTTAGTTTTAGTTTTAGTTTTAGTTTTAGTTTTAGTTTTTTCTTTAGTTTTAGTTTCATCAGTTTTTTGTTCATTATTAGTAATAACTTTAGGAGGTGGTTTATATTTTTCTTGATAGAAAACATAATCAAGTACTTGATTAAAATATTCAAGACTATCAAAATCATCTTTATTCAAATTAATTTTTTCTAAATTTTTTCTGATTAGTTCAATATTTTTTTTAATATTAACAGAGATCATTTTTCTTAATTCTAAATCAAAAATAGGGAATAATAGATTATGTAATTTAATAAAATTTTCTCTAGCAGTTTTATTCATATCAATTATTTTGGAACCAAAAATAAGGGAATAGAATGCATTAATGTTATCATTCATACTTTTATCAATATTTTGGAATTTATTATTTTTTTTGTAATGATTAGAGAACAATCTATAAATGTTATGTACTTTAGCAAAATACAATACTGGTAATTTTTTTTCTTCGAAAGTTGGTTTAAGATAAAAATTAAGATATGCTTCATCAACACCATAAGTAAAATTATTCATAGCTGAGAAGTCAGCATTTTGATAGTTATTTCTTCCTTTTACTACAGTTCTTTTTTTTAATTTTTCTTCAAATTTTTTAAGGAATTTACGGACTCTAGAATTATCAATTTTCATATCATCAAAAAATTTGTGTAAAGTATCTGGTTCAAATTTTACCTTTGATAAAAAAGCACTAGCATATAACCAATCTTTTTGTGGTTTATCTGGGTGTGTTCTCCAAGCTAATTTAACTTTTGGATAATTTTTAGCATATTCTGCAAGAATTTTAATATCATATATAGCGACTGGTTCAATATCAGAAAGAATAATATTTTTAGTCTTAGCTCCAGTTTCAAATAGAGGATGAAAGCGTACAATTGTTCCAAACAAACCAAAATGGAATTTATCTTTTTTGTAATCTTTACAATTGTATTCAACAAGTTGTAACCTTTCTTTTTTTTTATAACTATCAATTAATTGTTTAATTTGATCAATGCTATCGTTAACAATTTTATTTTTATGTATTTTTTCAAGAAGACTATTATCATAATAAATTCTAAAATAATAAGATTTATCGAAATGAAGATAAAAGTTTTCGATAGTAATTTTGAGTCCATTAAAATATTTTTTAATAGGATCTTTATAATAATTATCTGCGAGAAAGAAACAAGTAGATATAAGATTATATGGTTTATCTGGTTCTTTGTAATGTTTTTTTAAGGAACAAAATTTATCCATTTATATAATAGTATACATATTAATATATAAAGTTTATTCTTCAGGAATTCCTGCTAACATGTTATTACCCATAGAAGTATCTAATCCAACCATAGGTCCCATTCTTCCACCTGGTTGCATTTGTGAGTTTCCTTGCATTTGATTCATTTGCTCAAGATTCATTTGAGTCATTTGCTCCATACTTTGCATTTGATTATCTTGCATTTGTTCTTGATCATTTTGTTGATTTTCAACAGATTTTTGTTCTTGACTTTCATTGTAATTTTCTTCTGATAATGGATCAAAGAAATCTTCTTCATCTAATTTTTGTGATAATTGTTCTTCTTTGTCATTTTTATCAAATTTTTCATCTAATTCTTCAGATAAATCTGATAAATCTGAGAGATCAGAAAAACTTTCTAATTCTTCTTTATTTTTTACATTTTTTCTTGCTTGTTCAAGAAGTCTTTCAGATCTTGTTTCAGATTTTTCATCCATACTATTTATACTTTTGTAGATCATATAAATAACAAAAGCGATTGCAATAGCAAATGCGATTGTTTTTACATGCTTAAATGATAAAGAAAAATTTATTTTTTCAACTGTTTCACTTTGTGAATTTCCTGCGAGCACATATTCTTGTTCCATGTATTATAGTTTTTATTTATACATTTTTATAAATAAAAAAACCCACTAAATAAATTATTCATATTTCATTTCAAGATATTTTAATTTATATTTTAAATATTTTTCATAATATTTTCTATCATTATTTTTTTTTCTATTTCCTCCAGTTTGAGTTACATTAATATTATTAATTTGTTCAAGACTCATATTTTTTACAAGTTGATCAATTAATTCAGGACTTAAATTTTGTTTAAGCTTTTTAATAGCTTTTTTTCTTGATATATTTAATTCAGTTTCTGAGATAATATTTTCTTCTTCAGT